CCACCAACGCCACCAACGCCACCATCTGGACCTCCAGGGCCAGTAGCTTCATCTCGTAAAAATGTAAGAGGACTTCTTCCTAGTAAATATGGTAATAGTGCTGTGGTAACCTTAATGACGAAACCACTTAAGACATCATTTCCTATGTTTAGAAAATATCTATAATCAATAAAAAAATCAATAAGTAAAATTATTACAAAATAAATCTATATATTGTGTAATAATTATAAGGATGTGTAAAGAAATAATATTCTATGTAATCTTGGTAATAATATTCATACTAATAATTGCCTGGGGATACATAAAATTAAAATATCATTTTTGGTCGTGTCAACCAGTATTTCATATATATGATTATCATTATAATTTTTATAGCGCTGGTATAATAAAAGATGAAGTAGAAATAAATAGATATTGTAATTTTACCAATATTTATAATGATGATTATGAGAAAATAAGTGAAATAAGGAAAAATAGTTTTCAACATTTAGTTTATTTACATTTTACACAAAGTGATATAATATCGTATAGTCCAAAACGAGAAAATATAGATCCATATTTTAGTGGACATAATGGACCATGCTTTATAAGCTTATATTACAAAGATAATGTAATGCGAGATCATAAGTCAGGAGATTTAATAACAAATGACAAATTAGTAGGATGTATGACAACACGTCCATTAATAGTAGATATAAATGATAAAAGTAATAAAGGATTTACTTGCGGATATGTTGATTATTTATGTGTCAATAAAAATAATAGAAAACAAAATATAGCACCGGACTTAATTCAAACAACTTACTACCATACTCGAAAAAAGGATTTATCAACCCATGTGTATTTGTTTAAAAGAGAAGGAGATTTAACGTATATAATCCCACTATGTATTTATAAATGTTATACATTTAATATGCAAAGGTGGTTGAAACCCCTAGATTTTACCCCTAATGAAGGAAATATACTCGAGACAACGTCATCTAGCATTCATTTAGTAATCGATTTTTTGAAGGATTCACTCACTAAGTTTAAGATGACAATAACACCAAATATCGGTAATTTATTAGAATTAATGCGAAGTAAAAATGTATATTTATATTATTTATTAATAGAAAATGAAATAAAAAGTCTTTATTTGTTTCGTAATACGTGTACAACAATAAAAAATATAGGAGTAGGGTTAGATTGTATTGGATCAGTAAATATGACATCTAATAATTTATTTATTCATGGATATAAGGTATCATTGTGGAGAATAATAGAGAAAAATCCTGAGTTCAAATATAATGTAATAGAAAATATATCAGATAATAATATTATAATCAATAATTTGTTGATTAAAAATGAAGCGATGTCAATATATCCATCTGCGTATTATTTTTATAATTATATTAGTAAGACCTATTCTGGTAATGAATTATTTATTATAAATTAACTATGATAAATTACTTGTTTGTATCAGCCTCTATGTCTAAAGGTAAAAATATAAAGTCATCACCAATTTTTTTTTCTACTTTGTAACCTAGCTCACAAATATAATCAATAATTTCTTCTTGTTTAGTATCCATATTTTCATTTTTTCTTTTGTTATTATCCCAAATTTCTATAATAATAATAGGATGATTTTTAACAATTTTATTTCTTGCACCCTGTAAAAAATTATATTCTGCTCCTTCTATATCAACTAACATAATATCAAAAGAATCCAATTCTAATTTATCTAATATACCCATATGTGCTGTTATTTTTTTATCTGTTAAATTAGAGGATCGTATATTATTATCAAGTTCATATTGTGTAAAAACATGCATACCACCTGAATTATTTTTAAGACGATTCTTGTGTTCTTTTGGACATATTTTATTTTCACTCATAAAATAAATATTTTCCTCACAATTCCCTAAAGCTAAATTACGAACATATAAATTCTTGATATTGTTAATATTGATATTTTTACATAGGTGACTATAAGTAGGAGGGTACGCTTCAAAACCTGTTATTTTACTCATATGTAAAGAGAGAGGTAAACACATAGTTCCAATATGGGTTCCAACATTCACTAAATGTGTAAGTTGATATTTTGAAATGTATTCCTTAATAATATTTAAAATATCGTTATTATGTTGTTGACCATTAATTAATTGCTCTTGTATACAATCATCTGGATTGGTTATGATGTATTTGATACCATTAATAGGTTCGCAAATTCTTGGCATTATAAATATAAATATAAGTATTTGTTAATAATTATATTTATACGAGTTTTTCCTAAAGTTATCGTACATATTTTCCCACACGGACAAAAGAATCTACTAAAAATATTATGAATATTCCTAAAAATGAATATAAGATGATTTCCTCGGTAACATTATTGGTTCTCTCATCTTGTTGTTGTTCTAAAAGATTAATAACATAATTTAATTTTTCTAACAATTCATTATTTCCTCCTCCATATGTTCTAGGGAAGGTTAAACTTTCATCTGCAGGAGCATGATATGGTATATTTTGAGGTGCATTTTTATACATTTGTTTATAAGGAGGAACAAATCGTTTGTAATCTTCTGTTTCAACAGCAGTCATACTATTTTTATGGGCATGATCGACAAAACCACCATATTCATTAATTGATTGACTATCTTCAGAAAGATCTTCAGTATTTTCTCTATATTTTGTTTGTTCCACACCAGCTGATTCAGGGGGAGGTAAAGGTTTGAATTCTCCTAATCCACTTTCATCAGAAGGGGGCAAATTATGAATAGTTTGTAAAATGGAAGATATATCTTGTGAAGTATTTTTTCGTTTTTGAGTTCTATTATTTGCTTTAGGTTTGATAATTTTATTATTAGTATGTGTATTGTTATTACTACTAATATCTGTAATATGAGTATTATCATCATTTATAGGAGCGGCAAACATCGCTAAAGACATTACTCTCTTATAAAAAAATAAGATAATATTTTTACAGACAAACTGAAAAACATTAATAATTCGCGAATTATTAAATTAGAAAATTAGAAAATTATTAAATTAGAAAAATAGAAAATTAGAAAATTAGAAAATTAGAAAATTAGCAAATTATTATTTTATTATAATATAATATGACGAGTAAATCTACAGATGTATATAAATTAAAAGAAAATATATCTAGCATCGGAGAAACAATTCACGGAAGTATAATGTCATTAAATAATAGTAAATTTTTTGCTGGAGTTATCATGATTATGTTAAATATTGGTTCAAAGTTTATAGCCATTAGTTTTAGTAAATCGACTGAAGAATATCTAAAATATTCCGTTAGTAAACAATTATTGGTTTTTTCGATGGCTTGGATGGGAACTCGTGATATATATACAGCTTTAGGTCTAACAGCAGTATTTACTGTGCTTTCCGACCATTTGTTTAATGAAGAAAGTGACCTATGTATTGTTCCTGAACAATATAGAGTATTAGATAAATTAGTAGACACAAATAATGATGGTGTGGTCACAGATGCTGAGCTTAATGCTGCTATTGTTATATTAGAAAAAGCACGAAAATCGCAAAAAATTCAGAAATCAAAATTAGAACAATCTAAAATATTATATTAAATTAAATAATAATAAATTCATTATATTTAGTATTATTTAGTATTATTTACTTTTCTTTTTACTTTCTTTATCATCCTCCTTTGCTTTTATGGTTTGTTCATACGAAATAGAAGGATTTGGTTTATAAGGTGTCCCTCTAATATCCGATATATTTCGTCTAATCTTTTCCCAATTAGAGTTACATATTAAATTAGGTTTTGCTTTTAATGGTATGGATTTTCCTGGATATAAAACCAGATTTACATCTATGTTATAAGTTGTGTCTGAACCTTTCTCTAATAACGACGCTTGGGGTATTACCGGAGACATATTCTTGTCAAACATGTAAGGATGTGTATAAGGATTCATATAAGGATTTCTATAGGGATTTCTATAGGGATTCGTATAAGGATTATTTCTAGGTTTATTTCTAGGATTTACTGATGATTCTGAGGATTTTGCTCCTCCTTTTCTATCGTCGCTGATGGATTTAAATGTAAATGCCGAATCTTCATCTGATGAGAACGTTACTCGTTGTGATTGTGATTGTTCTGATAATACTTCTGGTGGTTGTGACGCGGTTCGTGATCTGGGTTGAGTCGTGTCGATTATTGATTCTGGTCTTTTTGATTTATTTGGTGTTAATAATGATTTATATATCTTCTCAAACGGGTTACTCTTTTCTGGTTCCAATTCTGTCTCATAAACATATTCACCAGCATCAGTATCAGTATTAGTATTAGTATCAGTATCAGTATCAGTATCATTATCAGGGTTTGCATATGTTCTATCTAGAATATCTATTATATGTGTATTAAGATAATTAAATGTATTACTTAGACCAGACTTATCATAGGGATTCTGGAAATCATTACTATCATATCCTGCATATTTTGCATATGTTGATTGTGCATATAAAAACATTAAAATAGGAACAGGAGGAATTTTTTCATAATCAGCAATATTACTTAGATCTTCAAAATCATGAACTTTGTAAATTACTTTATATTTACTTTTATCATAGTTAAAACCCATTAAATAATATTTTAAGTTACTTTCATATAGAAACATAATATATTCAAAAGAGTTTTCAAGATTTATTGTAGTGGAATTATCTAATGTTAATTTCGGTATTTCTATTTTTGAATTACTTGAATTACTTGAATTACTTGAACATATATCTATGTTATCACCTTTATTATTTTCAAGTTTACCAAATATTGTATCATTATAATTCTTAAAATTATAGTTCTCACGAATATTGTTTCGTGTCTCATTTATATCTATAATATTGGAATTACTATCATATTTAATTATAATAACTAATAATTTTAATTTTTCTAGCATAGCCTTTATAATATCATTTGTATCCACCTCATTATTATTATCAATTAAGTTACAAATAATCTCTGATGTAAATTTGCAACCAGAAATCTTATCGTATTCTATTTGGGCATCTTCATCTAGTTTATTATGATAATTAATACCCTCAGAAATAACTTGACATATAGTATTATTAGCACTTGTCATTATTTTCCAATTATGATTGATGTTACTTCGATAATTTTTATGATTCATCATAGTTGCTCCAAATTTTAAAATATCCTCGTTTATATTTGTCTTTGTAGTATTATTCAAAACATCTAGTAAAAACAACCACACTATGTAATAATATTGACAACAACCAAAATATTTAAATAATGCATCTTTAATTTCTCTTGCATTTTTACTTGTTCCATCAGCCTGAATTAGATTCTTTTGATCGTTGCAACTATCGGTTATAGTTTTGGCGGGTTTATTTACGTTTTGTGTTATTGGGTCTGGTGTGTGTTTTTCACGCAATACAATTTCGTTGGAAGTTGGCTGAGGTGGTTCAGATGTAGATTTTTCGTCTACACTAGGTGTATTAACTTTTGTCGGAGGGGTTTTGCTAGGATCTACACTAGATGTATCAACTGATGTAGATTTTTCGCTATATGTAGCAACTTTTGGTTTCGAAGAGTATGTTGGTATAGCGTTCATATATAGAGGTTTATTTTTTTGTGCGGTTTTTCCTTCTTTAAGGTTTTCAGGCATGTTATTAATTTCGTTTTTAGCGTCTGTTATTTGTTTATTCAATAAAGTATTTCCAACAATATCACGATTATCAACAGGAATATCAACAACAGGTTTTGCGTCAAGATGCCAAGAACTCTTATCGTAATCAGCGCGATAAATAGTATAAGGTTTATCGTTAATATATATGACACCATTCTGTGGAAGAAGAGTATCGATAGTTAATTGAATATTATTGTCAATATAGTTCTTTTCGGTAGCTACATTTAAATCATCAACAGGATGACCCCGTATACTTTGTGTTACTCTTTGGATCAAACTATCAAATAATCCCCTATTAAAAAATTGTTTTTGTATGAATTTACTATTAATATTATTAATTGCAGAGGTATTTAAATCAACTAATGGATCAAATCTAATAACTTTGGAATTAGTATTAGGTATACTCATACTAGGCAAATAATTTAGTGTAGGATATCCTTGAATACCAGTATGTAAAGTAATAGTTAGACTATCTGGGATTTTACCTGTATATTTAACATTTGTAGCTTCAATTGGTAACTTATTAGAATTATCGGACTTAATTAGTTCCGCGGTAGGCATATCACTAGATTTATCTATCTCTTCTTCTTTGGTAGGAATAGTGACGCCATTTGGATCAAATTTTCCATCTTTCCAAGTTCCCTTTTGAATAGTTCCATTAGGTTTAATAAGAGTGCCCAACCCATTATCATCACCCCAGTTTCCTTTGTAATATCCACCAATATTGTAAATAATTGTTCCATCACCATTTCTAACATTATTGGTCCATCCTCCTTTATAAATATTTCCATTACCATCTGTCATCATACCAAACCCATCCATATTATTTTGTTTCCATTCACCTAAATAGACATTTTTATTATTAATATTAAACCCAATACCATAACCATTAGCCTTTTTATCAGTTTGTTGTCCATAGTAGATAATAGAGTCATTAATGAGTATGCCATCTTTAATATTTTTTGATTGTTCAATAGCTTTTATAATAGAATTGTGAACTTTATTGTTCGGGCCTATATATTCATTATTATTCCATCTACCATGACTAACATAAGTATCATAAATCATTTTACCAACTCCATCTTTGCTATTATTATCCTTCATTTTACCATAATACTTATTGTTATTTTTTTTATCAACAACTACACCAATCTCAAAATTACTATTTGACCATTTTCCTATATATTCTGTTTTATTAGATGGATCATAAAATATACCATATCCATCAGCATGTATGTTTTCGCTATAATTATATAATATGGATCCTTTATAGTATCCTGATAGATTTGTAGGAGTAACAAATTTATATTCTGGACCCTTTTGAACTTTTGGATAATTTTTTAATATATTTGAATTAATATTAATGGAGGATTTATCTACATCAATCTCAAGATCTTCAGATAAATTAGAACTACGTAGAATTGCCTCATTATAATCGTTGTAGATAATAGGTAAAGGACCATAAAACACCTTATCAATTATTGTTCCCATTTGAACTTCACCAGTAGGATATATACGTATTCCTTTTCCATTACTCATATTGTTTTCAAGTTCTCCAATATATATATCTCCACTTGGTTCTGTTATTGTTCCTATACCATCTATTTTATTTTGATACCACAATCCTTCATATGTATTTCCACTATAATGACTAATTCTACCATAACCATTTTTTTTATTTTCATTCCATAAACCTAGGTATATAGTGCAGTCATTTTGAGTCATTTTACCAGCTCCTTGTTTGTTATTATTGTTAAACATGCCTTCATATATATCACCATTTACATATGTATATCTGCCAAATCCATGCATTTCATCATTTTCAAAATTTCCAATATATTCAGAATTATCAGAAAATGTATATTTGCCAAATCCATTTTTTTTTTCATCTTTCCATTGTCCTTCATATCGGTTATTGTCGTTGTCTATAAAAATACCATACCCATCTGCTTTACCATTCGTTATATTACCAGTATAATCATAAACAACATTATTATTATTCTGTGTTATGGTGTCACTATTTATGTTTTCTATATTAGATTGTAAATTTATAATATTCTGTTCTAAATCAGCTAATTTATCACTTAGAGGCGTATCATCTATCCATAATTGTTTATCCCCTGGACCATTATTAATACTATGATTAATTAATCCATTTCTTTTCATATTAGTAAATGACCCTTCATATGTATTTTCACCATCTTTATAAATAGCATATCCATCTAAGTTATTTTCACTCCATTTACCTATGTATTGGTATTGTTTAGTCTTATCATTTGACACCCATTTTCCTAATCCGTTAGCTTTTCCATTGCTCATTTGCCCTGCATACTTTCCCTCTACACCATCATTTCCCAGAGTAATATCTACATTACCTAATGCTGTATTATTATTATTATCTTCATCTTCATCATCTTTACTTTTACTTTCATTTGTATCTCTTACCACCATCTCCGTAGAATCAAATGATTTCCCATCAGCAGGAGAAGCAATTTTAGCGAGATATTCAGCATTTTTCATTATACTATCAAATGTTTCAAAACGGGCATCATCTATAAAATAACCTATGTAATAATCATCTGTTTTCTTATTTTCATATGTTCCTTCTCCATGTTTTTTGTCGGCTAAAAAATAACCCTTATATATTCCGTTATCATTATACGTCATCTCACCATAACCATTACGTTCATTATCTATCCATTCTCCTGTATATTTATTACCATTGTTATATGTCATAGTTCCTTTCCCATTTGCCAAATTATTGTCCCATTGTCCAGAATATATATTTCCTGATCTATAAATCATTTTACCCATACCATATCTTTCACCATTTTTCCAACCACCGCGATATATTTCATCTTTATCCTTACTAATCCAACATCCATATCCATGTGGAAGATTATTTTCTTGTGGACCTTTATATTCTCCTTTACTTAATCCTATAGTAATATTTATTGGAGAAAAATTCTTATAATTATAAAATGCTCTATCTTGTATTTTATTAAGATAGTTTGTTATATTGAGACCATTGAGACCTTCTATTTCTATATTTTTCTTGTTATATGAAATACCTAATATAAATTTATCATCCTTCCACGTTCCTTCTTGTATTTTTTCTTCATCATAATTTGTTAACCTTCCTTGACCATTTTTTATTCCATCTATTATTTCACCTTGATAAAAATGATTTTCCGAATAAATAATCAACGCTAATCCATTAATTGTATTATCTTTAAATGTTCCATAAACTTTTAACTTATTATTATTATTATTATTACTAATCCAATATCCAATTCCATTAGCATTATCATTTTTTATTTCACCAATATAATCTCCGTCTTTATTTTTACCATCTATAGATATTTTTATAGATGTTTTCATTTTATCTAAATTATTTTCTTGAAGTTCCAAATGTTTGTTGGCTATACTTTTTTCTTTTTTATTCTTATTATTAGTATTATTAGTATTATTTAAAATATCTAAAATCTTCTGTGCTTGTTCAACTTTAATATTAGGAAGATAAGCATTTGCTGTATTTTTATTTACCTTTTCAATAACGGAAGGATCTATCCATATACTTACTACTAATTGATCATTTTCCCATATGCCTTTTTGTGTATATCCATAGTTATATTTTATGATACCATATCCACTTTTTACATCATTTTTGAAATGTCCAGAGTATGTATATGTAGTAGTTTTAAGTTCCCCAATTCCATTTTTTTTTCCATTATCGAAATTCCCAATATATATGTTGTTAGGACTTTTCTGAAGCTTTCCATAAAAATGAGGTTTTAAATTATCATTTAAATATCCAGTATAAAATATGTTATCAGATTTTTTCCATGTCCATGTCCCAAATAATGCCCTTATATGACTAGAAATAACAGATACAGGTTTTATAGGGAGTCCATCACCAGCTGCCGCATTTCCACCAACAAATTTTTTAATTTTATGTGTTTCAATTACTTTTCTTATTTTATTAGAAATATTATATTTTTTATTTATACTACCCCCAGTTTGAGAATCTTTTGATACTAACTCTATTTTTCTACCCTCAAACTTACCTTCCATATCATTAATGGTTATAGATTTACTTTCATTATTAGATTTATCTTGTTCAATGTCCTTTTCTGCTTGTTCTATTTTCTTCTTAATTTCCTTAATACCTTCATCCAATTCCTTATCCTTATCCTTATCATTTAACAAATTAGGATTGGAACTAGTGAAATCATTATTTTGCCACCATCCTTGGTTTATCGTATTTTCATCCGATTGAGTATATTTTCCTATACCATTTTTCATGCCATACATCCACCCCCCATTATATTGTGAGTTATTATTATATGTCATTATGCCTTGACCATGAGGAACACCATTTCTTACTTGTCCTTCATATTTATTACGATTTGGATAAGTTATTTCTCCTGATTGCTTTTGATCAGTATTAGGTATACCCCATTTAAAATAACCTTTATAAGTAAAAGGATTAGGATAACTTAATATATTTTTGAATTCTTGTGCTTTTTTTTCTATATCATTATCATTAATTTTATCATTAATTTTATAATTAATTTTATCTTTGTTAGCTCTTATGAACTTTAGCTTAATATCATCTAATGTTAATATTTGAAAATTATTATAATAGTATTTTTCATGCGCAACCTCCGAGAAAAAATCATTTTCATATTTCCCTATTTCGGTTTTAAAAAAATTTCTTAATATTTCGTAATTTTTTATAGTAATATTATATACGGAGTTGGTTCCTTCTTTGCAATACTGGTACTTACCACTTATATAATTACATAAGCTAGGTTTAAAAGACCCATATATAATAGTTCCTTCCCCAAATGGGACACTATATTTAAAATCCCCCTCATAAATATTAATATTATCAACAGATATATTACGATTTTTAAGTTTGTTGATTAGCTCATTCGTTATAAAAGTGTTTTGACATTGATAACTATTTTCAATCACATAAAAACGTTTCCCTTTACCTTCGATAATATTATAATTTATATTTCCTTGGTATAAATCTCCATTTTTATATATGATACATCCAACTCCATTTTTTACATTATTTTCCCATTTACAAATATATTTACTAATATAATTATCATTATTGTAAATAAGCGAACCAACACCATCACATTTATTTTCATTCCACTCACCGATGTATTTAATATTATTTGGATATTCCATTTCACCATATCCATTTGCCATATTATTTTTCCATTGGCCCTTATAAATAAAGACATTTTTCTTAGAAGAAGTAGTCGATACAGATTTATTACCAAAACCTAAATATCTAGTCATTTTATCGAAAGAAAATGCGGAATTATTAGATTTTGGTTGGGGGGTATTTTCCCATTTTCCAAATCCTTGAGCTATTCCATTGTCAGATTCACCAGTATAAGTTCCTATATTAGAACAAATATGAATATCCTTTATTTTCTGATTATCATTATTATCTGAATTAGATGATAAGGTATCTATTTGTTTATGAATAACCTTGTATTCTTGTAATAAATTAGTTACTTCATTTTCTATTTTCGTATTTTTTTCTTCTATATTACTCATTCTTAAACTTATAATAAGTATATAAAATAATATTAAAATTGAAATAAGTTTATATATATTATTTCATTTAAGTTAAAATAATATGTATCAAGAAAATACAACTCTGTTTGAATATGTTGCGTATAAAACATTAGATATAGGTTTTGATATAATAGTAAATATAGTAAATATATCGAATATATCGAATAACCTTACTTCAAGAGATAAAAAAAAAGGTAAGAAAATGTTTTGTTCAGATCCCATGAAAATAGGTTGTATACCCCAACATCAAAATAAAATATGTGATATGGTATAAATAAAATATAATATTAAAATATTAAAAATAAAAAAATATAATATAGTATAATGAATCCAGGGATATGTGATTTAAAACATGCGTTATTTATGGAAGAACATGGAGAAAAATTACAATTACATACTATATATAGAGAAAAGCAATTAGATATTTTTTATAGGACAGGAAGACCAATATATACAATGACATTAGAAACCCAACATATAAAATGTTGTAATAATCCATATGCTTACGTAGATAAAGAAGGATTTAAGCACTTATTAAAAAATGAAAAACAAACATTAAAGAAAATGAATAAATAATAAAAATAATATTTTGATTATTTTCATTATTTTCTAAATATTTAGATATCTAAACTAAGGGTATTTTTATCAGATTTTTGTCTTCTTTTAGTTTTTTTAGGTAAATTAGCATCTGTTCCTTGTAACTCTTTAAGGTCAGAAATACTGATGGTGCTACTTTCATTAGGAGTAGAAGGTTTACCAGATGTTTGTTGAATGTCAATAGTTTTGGTTTTAAGACCAGACAATATATCATCAATATCAGAAGGTCCCTTCATTTCAGGACGACTAGTTCGTGAGCTTTTAGGTGCTGACATAGCAGGTTCAAATTGTTCACTAATGTTTATTCCATCATTTTGTGCTGCAATACTACTTCTACCCATATTAGCATTTACTCGAGAGTTATAGTTATTGTTACCACCTCTATTTTGTGGTGGTGGGGGTGCTCCATAACCTTGTGTTGACATAGGTGGTGGTGGACCATTTGAATTAGAATTATCGTTATTAACGACATTATTCATGAATCCAGAAAATCCAGGATTACTCTGACTCATGGAATTAGCAGCAGCGGATTGGAATTGTTGCATTAAATCAGGATTCTGGCGTAGAATATCATCCATTCCAGGCATAGAAGATTTAAACATTGTATTAGTCATATGAACCATCATAGCACTACCACCTAATTGAAACAACAATTTAAGTTCAGGTGCCATAGAAGCTTTGCTTTGATATTTTTCGTGTAATTCACCAAATACTTCATCATAATCATTAATATTTTCATTAATTTGATCACTCCATCCATCTAATTTAATATCAAACGGATCAAATCGTCCATTAAGAAACTCGATACCATTAATGCATGCCATTAACATATTTCCTTGAAACTTCACAGAATTAGACTTAGCTTTTTCATCCATAATGGTTTCATATTCACCTTGCATTTCATTCAAAGATGAATCCATAGTATATTTTTTACTTAAATTAACGCCTTTTTCTTCTAAAGCTTCTAATTTTCTTAATACTTTAAATTTTTCACGCAATAATTCTTCTTTATTCATTTGAGGTTGAACAGGAGTTTCAGGATAAATAGGAACATCATTAAATTTGGAATAACCATCCCATGTGGTATTGTTTTCCATATTTTCAGTTTTAGGTGGATCGTTAATATCTTGAAATTTAACAGATGGTAAAGGTTCAGATTCGATAGTTGGATTAAAAATATCAGTTTTACTAACAAACTTATCAGATATTCCAATATCAGATAACTCATTAAGTTCATTTTCTAAATTATCTAAATCATCGTTGTCATTCAACTTAATGTTATCTCCAGACCCTTCTTTCTTTTTTTCATTCATCAATAATTCAATTCCTCCTCCGAAATTAGTTTTAGAATCACTACCGCTTGAAATATCAATAATATCCATTATGATTTAATAAGAAGAATTAATTTTAAGTATAACGAATAATATATTATATTATATTGATATCTTGTTATTAATATACCACAATAATTGTAAAAACGAATCAGATAAATCATCTTTTTTGGAGTGTTTTGTAAAAAATTTAACCCATTCTATAAGAATATCATTATTAGATAATATTTCTAAACATTTATTAATACCAAATTTTTTTCGCTCATTATACTTTGTAATATGAGAACATTCAGAAAAGTCTTTTAATTTGTTGCTAGATGATATAAACTCTATACGAATATTTTCGTTTTTTATGATAAAATATTGTGTAAGCATACCTTGTATTGTTTTCATTCTATTTGCTATAGGTCCAATTTGATTTTCAATAATAACCACGTCAATATCATCGATATCATTTTTAAATACATCATCTAATCGTATTTTAATATTTCGTCCAATTACAATTAGATCAATAATATTTGAATTAATTTCTTCAACCTGTTCAAAACATTTACTATGAGTATATTCGTTAAATAATGTTATTAAATCTTTTTTTTTAATAGGTTTATCAAATGTTATTTCATATTTATTTGCAAGTGTATATAAATCTTGTAATTTAGAATTATTTAATTTTTTAAGAGATAATTCATTATGTGGAATTTGAAATGATTGTTTTTTTGAATGTTTCAAACAATAATACTTATCGTGCTTTACATATTTTACAGGAGACGTGCATTCTTCTTTATCTTTATTAAGACAAACACATTTATGAGATTGTGATTGTGAGACATTAATAATATCCCAATTAAGTATATTGTATTCATTATTATCATATTGCATTAAACAAAATGCTAGATTTTTAATTCCTACATCAATACTTAAAATTTTCATGATAACTATACTATAATATTTTAATAAATAAAATATTATTTAAATGAAAAAACAAGAAAAACAAAAAGTATTAAAAATATTAAAATTGTGGTTTTATATGAGGAGATACCATTCGAGCCTGAAGTTGTTCTCTAGATAAATAAGGATTTTTTAAATCACTATTAGTATATCCAAATCCAGGTTTACTAGTATCATAAATAGATTTATACATATGTGGAACATTTGAAGAAGGTGTAGCATTTGTAGAAAAATGAGATGGCAATCCTAATGCTGTGCAAGCTTCTAAATTATTGTATTTCATTATTTTATTAGCATTATTAGTTAAGTATTGACGATAGGACCAGCTGGTAGTAATATTAGCATCCTTTTGTATTTGTTCATTTATAACAGCACTTGGTTGCCAAGAGGAATAATTACGACCATCGGCCATAATAGGTGGAAAATCAAAATGAATATTATTCGAGCCACTAAAACATGTACCCCATGACATATTAATATATTATGATAAGATAAAATATTAATAATTTAATTAAAAATCTGTCAATAATTTAATAAGTTCATTTTTTTTCATTTTATTAGATTCAGTAATTAATCCTTTGCTAATTGCGTATTCTTTTAATTTATTCATAGACATTTTTTTATAATCTAATGTTGTTACATGTGCCATAGGATTTGGAAGAGAAACTTGTGATTTATCATCATTTTCATTTTCATTTTCATTTTCATGTAATTCTTCACTTAACACTATAAATTTAGAATTTGAATTATCATCATTTTCCTTTTCTAAAACAGGAAATTTAATATCCGAGGCTTGAGATTCTAAAGATTTATTTATTATATTATCAATATTAATAACACCTTCATCAATTGCTGATAAATCAATTATAGGATTATCATCACTTTCCTCATCATGTTCATCTTCATCATCCTCGTCATCTCCGTTATTCTCTTCATCACTTTCCTCATCATCATCCTCATCCTCATCCTCATCCTCATCCTCATCATCATCATCAGTTTCATCTTCATCACTTTCCTCATCATCTTCTTCTTCGGCAATTCCTACAGAACTTTCGCGTTCACCATCAGAAACATTAATTAAATTAGTTTCTGTTAAATTAATATCAATTCCTTGCGATGGATTCATAGGCATCATATGAACACTATTCATATTATTGGCTTTAAATATATTAATTTCTTGTGCTAAAGTAGTAACTAATTCAAGCATAGCATTAAGACGATGATTTTGTTCGTTAATTTTATTATTTAAATACATACTGACTAACGCAAGTAAAACTAAAATAAGTCCTAAATAAACCATATTCGATAAACCTACAATATCTAAGATCCCCATTATATAATATTAATGAATGATATATTTATATTGTTCTATAAACGAATAACTATAACTATAACTATAACTATAACTATAACTATAACTATAACTATAACTATAACTATAACTATAAATCGGCTAATTTAATAGTATTCATAATTTCTAAAGGATAATTCATCTGTTTCAATACTTCCACACCCCCATTAACATTTGTAATTCCTTTCTCAATAGTATAGGTATATTCAATATCATCGTCGCTATTAATTTTCACAGCCATTTGATAATTATCAATATTTTTAATATTGTCCATCTTATGACAAATTTTTAAATAATGAGTAGTAAGGGAGAAATGAACATTATGTATTTTTGATAAATAAAGTAAAAACGCATAACCACATTTTGTAGCTTCTTCAGGATTAGTTCCAGAATATAACTCATCAAAAGCACAGAAATGTCTATTTTTTTTGTTATTTTTATTAATAATTTTAATTATTTCATTGCATTTCCGAGTTTCAGATTGAAATAAACTATCTCGTCCAGATGTATCAGGAATATTTAAATAACAATGAATATAATCATATGGGGTATAATTAGCACTAGAATAAAAACCACAACCAAATTGTTGTGTTAATATAATATTGATTAATATAGTTTTTAAGATAGTTGTTTTACCAGAAGCATTAGGTCCAGTAATTATATTATTCTTTTTAAAATCATAATCATTCTTAATAGGTGTCCCGTCCATTAAAGGTGGGTAATATACCTTTTTAAATTTATTTTTACCCTTTTTATTAATTCTAGCAAATGATATTTTTTTCCTTTTACTTAAAGATTGTAATTCACACATCGATTCAATATACCCACAAAATCCAAAAGAATATAATAATGTCTCATGAATATCAGAATCACAATAAATATCATAAAATTGTTTAAGTATTGTGCCCATTTCTTTAATTTTAAAGAATGATAGTTTATAAGGAGTAATTTCTTGTAATTGTATTTTTAGATTTTTTAAATGTTGTAATTTATTTTGTGCAATAAGATTAAACTCAAAATATGATTTATATTGATTCGCATGTGATAAAAAGTTTTCAATCTGATTGATAGAGAAATCTAGATATTCGACTATAGTTTCAATATAAGTATGTATTTTCCTCATATTTTCGTGAAATCGAATACATACTAATATATTTTGATAAATAGAGAATATATAAAATGCCGACGATACAATCAAATATATTTTTCTCGAAGTATCAACCGAATTAAAATCAGTGAATAATTTTCCAATTGCATTATTTGAAGCAACAGACCTTAATACGACAACATATTCACTAACATTAATTGGAATACCTTTGATTTTAATAATAAAAAAAGGAATAATTAAAATAAATAATGGAATTAATAGAGATATTACAGGAGAGATCAAATTATAGATACTCATTAATTGTAAGAAAGCAGGAGAATTGTTAAGAAATTTCCAATATTCCCAATCAATATAATGATATTTTTCTATAAATCCATTATCTGTTTTTATTTCTAAAATTGTATCTTTTATTTTATTTAAATCATATGATGATGTTATTGGCTTAAATTTTTTAAGAAAATATTGTGTATCTTTAAGAAACTGAGTATTGGTAGTATAATAATCAGAACTACTTTTAATAATTTCAGTTGTAAATATATTACTAGGTTTAAATATTTGATTATAAATAGGAGTATTATCGTCATGTATAGTTTCAATAAGTTCTAAATCTTGTTTAATATCAGGATTAATTAGTTTTTTTTTAGAATCATACCAAATAGGATGTTTGAAATAATCATTAATATTATTAATTATTTCATTCTCATTTTTAATTTTGGCATCGTTATCATCAGTATTATCTATATGTGATATAGTCATTATAACACATATAAATATATTTTTATTAGTAGTTATACGAGTTTCTAATTAACAAATTCTTCAGGTAAAGGTTCAATTTGTGTTTGATAATATTTTTCAATATTTTTTAAAGTATCAATATCTCGTCGTGTAATTAAATTAATACCAGTTCCCTTTCTACCCCATCGTCCACTACGTCCGATTCTATGTAAATATGTATTTACATCACGAGGAATATCAAAGTTGATAACAATACTAACTTGTTGAATATCAATACCACGCGCAGTAACATTTGAAGATATTAAAACTCTATAAGTTCCGCCTTTAAATAGATTCAAAGACTCTTGTCGTTCATTTTTATTCATATTACTATGAATACAACATACAGGAAATCCATCATCTTTCATCGCTTGATATAAATCTTCTACACGTCGAATACTATTCGTATATATAATAGATTGAGATAGAGATAAACTGGAATATAAATCCTTTAATACAAGATATTTTTCTTGATCACTTTCACAAGCCACATAATATTGTTTAATTCCTTCTAAAGTTAATTGTTCAGCCTTTACTATTGTTTTTATTGGATTATTAACTATTTTAGATACGACATTTTCACATTCAACAGGTAAGGTTGCACTACAAATAACTACTTGGATATTTTTAGGCAATAATGTATATATATTATAAACTTGCTCTTCGAATCCGCTAGAAAGCATTTCATCTGCTTCATCAAGGATTAACATTTTAATATTTTTATATAAATATTTATTACGACGAAATACATCGAATACCCTCCCAGGACATCCCAATAAAAAATGAGGATGATTTTTTTTAAGTCTTTGCAGGTCTAAATCAACTGGAGTTCCACCAACTAACATGTCTGTTTTTAAATTATCCATCATAGAACCAATTTTTGTAACAACATTATGACTTTGACTAGTTAATTCACGCGTAGGTGATAAACATAATATTTGAGGAGATGATATATCCAAATCAATTTTTGCTAGTCCACCAATCGCAAAAGTTGCTGTTTTACCGGTTCCTGATTGAGCTTGTGCAATTACATCTCTGCCATCAATCATAGGTTGAATTGCCTTTTGTTGAATAGGACTAGGATTTTCGAAACCATACGCATAAATACCACGTAATAAGTTTTGAGGAATCTCTAATTGATCCCATGTATTAATAGGATCATAACTTTTATTTAGATCTATATTGTCAGTCGAAGAAGAAACTTTTTCAGAAGAAGTTGAAATATTTTTTTTAAATATGTTTTGACGTTTCATATTATATTATTAATTATAGATAATATATATTTAAATTATTTGTTAAAAGGTTTAAAATATATATTTTATTATATACATACAACTATATGTATAATTTAGAACAAATATTAGAATTAATTAATAAAAAGGAAGTTCCAGATGATTTAATACCAGAAAATATTCAGGATATTATAATTGATTTAACACTTCAAGTAGCTTCACCATCATATAATCGAACCCCTAATTTTAATTCTGGATACGATGATTCTAAAAAACGTAAAAATAAAAGAGATTATGCTCATGATCATGATAAGATATTTAAAAAAACAGAAATTAGTAAGAAGACTGGTATAGAAAAAGATATAAATAATTTAAGGTCATATATAAATCGCATAAGTGATAAAAATTATGAACAAATATATAAAGAAATTATAAATATATTGGATGAATTAAATTTAAAAGAAGATAAAGATATTAATTTAGTATGTGAAGCCATATATAATATTGCAACATCAAATCGTTTTTATTCTGAATTATATGCTGAACTATATAGCGCATTAATAGAAAAATTTCCTATATTAAAGACGATGTCATCAAATAAAATGAAGACATTTATTGATCTATTTAATGATATTAAGTATATTGATCCTGAAAAAGATTATGATGTTTTTTGTAAAATAAATGCTGAAAACGAGAAAAGAAAATCATTAGGTTGTTTTTTATTAAATTTAGTAAAAAAAGATATATTAGATAAAAAAGAATATACTGAAATCACTTGTAATTTATTAAAAAAATTATTAAATCTTATTGATGATAACAATAAAGTGAATGAAATAAATGAAATAACAGAGAATATTTCTTTAATGTACAATAAAGAAATCTTTATAGATTGTTTAGAATATTTTGATGGAGCCCAAATAAATGATGTGTTTTTACATTTAGCACAATCAAATAATAAGTATTCTGGATTGTCTAGTAAAGCAAAATTTAAATTTATGGATATAGTAGGTATATAGTTGTAGTAAGTATATAGAATATTACGATAAAAGGAAATAAAAGCTATTTATAATGATATTTTATGACAAATAACATTATATTAGAAGTAGAGTCAGATTATTCAAATAATGAACAAACGATTAAGGAGTTTGTGTATGAAGACTTTATGGATAATATTCAAGACAATAATAATGATATTAGTAATGATAATCAATTAGCACAAATAAAAAGTTACGAGTATAATTATAATGTAAAGGAACTAACCATTATTGCGGAATATTATGATATTAAAGTAAAAAAATTAAGAAAAAATGAAATGATAGAATTAATAGTATTATTTGAAAATGATGAAAATAATATTGAAATAATAGAAAAACGACATATATTATGGTGTTATTTACAAGAATTAAAAGAGGACTCTGTTTTATCAAAATATGTTTTATGGTAAAATTAATATTTGATGTATAATGATATAAAATATTAATTGTCTTTATAAAATATAGATGGTAGTATCTAAAATAGATAAAAGTATTAGTTATCCAGAAATAAAAAAAGTAGAATCCGAAGACATTAAAAAAACATCGAATCTATATCAGATTGAAGCTAAAGGAGTGAATATTATTATAGCTATCGGAACAGCAAAAAAAATGTATGAAAATAAAAATGTTACATATTTTCCATTATATTTAGTAAAATCAAACAATGGAGTTATTCAAATTGGGGTTTATGAGATTAAAACAGATGAATTATTAGATTTTGTCGATGAAGATGGTAACTTAGAATTAGAAAAAATAAATGAACCATTAATTTATGTTTTTGTTACAAAAAAAATGCTAGAAGAAATTAGATTAATCCCAGATTCAGATACCGAATCTAGCTCAGAGGAAAATACAACCGATGAAGAGAGTGAAGAGGATGAGAATGATAATGGTATAACCTCTAGTAAAAAAGAAAGTATTGAAAATATAGATCAAGAGGAATCAACAGAAAATGTTATTCCAACAATAAGAGAAGATACATTTGTTTTAACAAAAGGTTTACCTACACCATTAATATTAAAGGAAGAAACAAAAAAAGAAGGACAACTATTACGCAATAAATATAAAGACAAAGAAAATGATACATGGATAAATAAGTTCATGAAAAATAATAATTATTATATAATTGATAATGAAGGAGGAGGTGATTGTTTTTTCGCTGCTGTTAGAGATTCGTTTGCTCAATTAAATCAACAAACATCAGTGGAAAAATTACGAAAAAAAATAGCATCTGAAGTAACCCCCACGTATTATGAAACGCAAAAAGAATTATACGATCAATTTAAAAGTCAATTAACAAATGAGTTACAACAAGTAAAAGAACTAGAAGGGGAATATGAAAAATATAAAGCATTATTTAATCAAACTCAAAATCGAGAAGAGAAAAAACGTTTTACTGAAATAGCTAATGTGATTAAAGAAAGATGGGTAAAATCCTCCGCTGAATATCAATTAACAAAATCTTGGGTAAATGATATTGCTTTTATGAAAAATGTAAATAGTGTGGAACAATTGAAAAAAATGATTCAAACCTGTGAATTCTGGGGTGAAACCTGGTCTATTTCTACCATGGAACGTTTATTAAATATAAAGTTCATTCTTCTCTCAAATGAAGCTTATAAAAAGGAAGATCTATCTAATGTATTACTATGTGGACATATGGTTGATGACATTCTTCAATCTCGAGGCGAGTTTAATCCAGATTATTATATTATTTTGGATTATTTAGGTTGGCATTATAAATTAGTAGGATACAAGAAAAAACAGATATTTACTTTTGCTGAGATTCCTTACGATATTAAAAAAATGATAGTAGACAAATGTATGGAACGTAATAGTGGTGCGTTCTCTCTTATACCTGATTTTAAAAACTTCAAAGCAATTACAAATAAAGAATCAAACTCAGATATAAAAGATGACGACGAATTAGAGGATTTATCAGACGCGCGTATTCGTGGTTTATATGATGATAATATTGTATTTCAATATTATAGTAAATCAAATGATAAACCTCCTGGAAAAGGAGCTGGTGAAAAAATACCGATAGGTTCTATTGAAAAATTTGCTACCTTAAATTCTATCAAATATTGGAGGCGTAAATTAGATAACTCTTATCTATTAATAGAAACTCCATTTGAATTGGATAATCAATTATGGAATAGTGTTGACCATTATTATCAAGCCAATAAGTTTAAAGAAAATAATCGTGATTTTTATTTAACTTTTACAGCTGGATCAGGAAGTAAATTATCCAAAGACCCTTTAATGGCAAAAGCTGCTGGTAGTAAAAGCGGAAGATATAAAGATATTCCTCTTCGTGCCCCCGAAGTGAAAATAGATAATACTTTTTATGGTAAACGAAAAGAAAAAGTATTAGAAGATGCTATGCGAGCCAAGTTTTCCACAATTGCTGATATGAAAAAAGTATTGTTAGAAACTCAAGATGCCAAGTTATTACATTTTCGCCAAGGAATGAAACCAGAAATCCAAAATGAATTAATGCTTATTCGCGAAGAATTAAAAAATTAATTTATAATATAAAAATAAAATAATATAAATACTTACATATTATATTTATATGATCTATAGAATTAATAAAAGCACTTTGGCCCAAACTTGTGATTATGTTAAACCAAATAACAAATTACAAAAATTACAACATAGTCTTAATATTAAATATGGTAATTTTATAGAGGAATATGATGAACAACTTTTATCGATAAAACATTTAACAGGTAATGAAAAAGTCTTAGAAATAGGAGGTAATATAGGACGAAACTCTTTAATCATAGCATCATTATTAAATGATGATTCTAATTTGCTTGTATTAGAATCAGACGCAGAAAGTTCCATAAAATTAAAAGAGAATAGAGATAATAATAATTTTAAATTTCATATAGAACCATCAGCATTATCGCTTCGTAATTTATATCAAAAAGGTTGGGCATGTATAGAAAGTGATAAAGAAATAGAAGGATATACAAAAGTGAATATTATTAGTTTAATAGAAATTCGTAACAAATATAAGATTGATTTTGATACATTAATATTAGATTGCGAAGGCGCGTTTTATTTTATATTGAAAGATATGCCCGATATTTTAAATAATATTAAATTAATTATTGTTGAGAATGATTATACTGATCCAAACCATAAAGGATATGTAGATAACATTTTATTAAAAAATAATTTTAATGTAGTTGATTCTGTTCGTGGTGGATTTGGAGTTTTTTACAATAATTTTTATGAAGTATGGAAAAAAACTATTAATTAACTATAATATAATTTAAATATAAAAAATTATATTTTATAATGAATCAAGAAGAAAAAACTTATTGGTCTAAATTTTATTCTCAAAATAAAGCTATTATAAAACCATCTGATTTTGCGTTATTTATATGTGACTATTTAAAAACTAATACTAATATTATAAAACCAATAAAAAATATATTAGATATTGGATGTGGAAATGGACGAGATAGTTACTATTTTGCAGAACAAGAATATAATATTGTTGGTATAGACGCTTCAGTAGAATGTGAAGCATCTAATAATTGTAATTTTGTTATGGGGAATATGATTACATATCCAAAAGATAAATATGATATGATCTATTCACGTTTTTCAATACATAGTATTCCAAATAAAGAAATTCTAGAATTATTTAACAGCATACAGAATAAAGATACTCTGTTATGTATAGAAACTAGAAGTAATAAGGGTAAATTAGAAGCAAGACATTTTGGTGATGGTCATTATCGTAATTTTACTAATCTCGATAATTTAAAATTAATGTTAACAGAGTCTAGTTTTAAAATAATATATATCGAAGAAAATGATGGATTTGCGATATATAAAGATGAAAACCCAATATGTATAAGAGTAATTTGTCAAAAAATATAACAATAACAATAAAAAATGTATTTAAATAATTATTATAATTTAAATATATATGGTAAGTTCTAATAATTGTTTTAGTAAAGTGATTTTAAATAAAGAGTTGTATAAAATTATTAAGTGGTTAAATGAATTAAATATTAACGAATGGTTTGTTGGGTATGGAACATTACTAGGTATTATAAGACATAATAGTTGTATAGATCAAGATGATGATATAGATATATTAATAAATATAAAATATAAAAATGATATATTAGAATATGCTAAAAAAAAAAAATATATAATAGCTCTTGATAAAAATAGTTTATTAAGTATAAAATCAGGAGAAAATGCACCAATAATTGATTTTTATGGGTGTAACGTTGAAAACAATAACTATCATGATTTATGGGAAAACGCATTATGGAAAAATGTTAATCCAATATCAACTATAGATTTTAATATAGCTAGTAATAAATTAGATACATTATGTAATAAAGGTATTGTTATACTAAAAGATAATTCGTCTATAAAATTAAACATTCCATATCAACCTTGGATAAAATTAAGAAATAGATATGGTGATGAATGGTATATACCAAAACCAGATATAAAAACTGATATAGTTCGCCCATATATTTCCGAACTTGGAGAATTTACTTATAGAGAGTTTAATGAAACACAGATTTTATAATTAAACTATTAACGTGCAAATCCGATGACTTTAATAATATTAACATTTATAGATATATTATTATTATTAATATCATTAATTAAATTATTAATATTATTTTTATGAGAATATTTCCATAAATCGTTATTTTGTAAGTAACAGTGCAAATCTCCATTTAATGTAGAAAAACAAAAATTTTTATCTGATATATTATTTTCATAACAACATAATAAACCAAATATTCTTTCCATTTCAGCTCTATTTCGTCTAACTTTTACATAATTAAATACATTAAATAAGTTATATTTTGTATGTAGAACATTTATAAAAGAACGTTTTACAATAGACATTACTCCAAAAACACCATACCATGGTGGATTTTCTTCATTTCTTCTATTGTAATATGTAAGAAGATCGTCTGAATGATTTAAATATTTTAATACAGGTTTATTCATAGTATTGTCTATTTTATATCCAGCTAATAATTCATCATAATAATGACTAACCTGCCATAAAAACTTGATATTATCATTTATATCTATATTTATGTAATTACAAATAAAACTAGTATCATGAATAATTAATGCCTTATCAAATATTTTTGTTTTAAATAAATAATAATAAGGCAAAAGTTCTCCTCTTCCAGAATATTCAGATCTAATAATTATAGTATTTATTAATTTATTTTGATTAGTAATATATTCATAATCACTATTATCATCTACAATCATAATTTTTATATTAGGATATATTTTCCGTGCACATTCATAAGAAAAATACCATAATTTATTTTGTTCTATATTTTTAACATGTCTTAATATTATAATCCCTAATTTGTTATTAATATTATATTTTGTCATATATTTATAATTATAATTATAATATTCATATTATTTTTTATTAATATTAAATTAATATTTATTAATATTTATTAATATTTAATAATAATTGAATTACATTATCAATATGTTTTTCATTTATATGTAAATGGCATGGTATACATAGTATATTATTATAAAAACATTTACTTATAGTTGTATCTTTTATAGGATGATAATATTTTCTACAAATTATATTATTATCTGTTAGTATTTTTTCATATTTATCGTAGTATTCATTAAATAATAAAGCAAAACAAGCTGGTGTTATTTTATTATTATCGTGATAGCTAGGAAATAATTTAAAAGAATGTATATCTTGCGTTTCTATTTGTTTTTGAAAATAAATATACATATTTGAATGATGTTCAATAATTTTATTAAAAAAAACATCTAAATATTGAAGTATATAAGCTGCAGATATATCAGACATTTTTGCGTTATTTCCTTCTTTTACATAATAATTATTTGTTAAATTGATACCAAAATTAATCAAACATCTTACTTCTTTTTCATATTTATTATCTACTATAATTGCTCCTCCTTCACCAAAACCAAAAGGTTTTGTATGATGAAAACTAATGCTACAACCATTCCCATAATTCAAACAATTTTTATTCTTATAAAATGTATAACTTGTTGCTGCATTATCAAATATAATGTATTTATTATATGTTGTTGCCCATTGTTCATATTTTTCAATATTAACAACATTTCCAAAAATATTTGTAATTATTATTCCATCAATAATATCAACATCAATCTTATCTAGATCTATTCCCCCTTCATTATCGACATCTATTATTATAGTGTTCATTAATGAACCTTGAACACTTGGTGGGAATGTAAATGATTGAGTTGCCCACTGAATACTTTTATTATGATGATATTGTATTGCTGATGCTAACATTTGAATAGCTGTTGAACCATTATTTGTAACAATAATACTTTTATCGTTATTTATACAATAATATTCACGTATTTTCTCTTCAAGTAATTGTACATTTGGACCATAATTTGTAAAATGATTAGATTCAATTGAATTATTTAAATATAATTTTATTTTGTCAAAATCTATTTTTTTACTAGCTATCCATTTATCCATAATAATTAAATAAAAAATATTATTTAAGTTTTTCATTTAATAAATACTAATTGATTTATATTCACCTATATTGATCTATATTTTATATATTATTAAATTAAATATCAGGAACATTTCCATCACTATCTTTATTAACAGTTATTAATGGAATAAAAATGTTATTATATTTTTTAGTATTACCTAACTCAACAGCTTTTACATGATCACCTGGTAGAATCCATTCCTCTTTATATTCATATCCATCACTAATTGATTTAATTTTTTTTAAATCAACTTTATAGCTATCAGCATTTCTTTTGTAATATTCAATATTATTTTTATTTTTATCTTGATCATTATTTTTATTATTAATGATATCGGCTTGTTTTTGTAAATTAAGTGGCATTTCTAGTAATAAGTTTCCTAATGTTTTTACGTTATATACATGAGCACTATGGACACTATGTGCGGGTTTTAACGGGAAATTATTATATGTTACATTTTCTTCTGGTTCATGATAATAAGGCATATATCCATCAAGATATACAGATCTACTATATAATACATCTACTTTTGGAAATCGATTTATATATTTTACAACTATTTCTACATGATTAGGTTTCCAACTATCATCATCGTCTAAATGGAAATAATAATCATAATTTTCTTTTATTATTTTATTTATCCCATACTTTGTTGCTTTTGTTCCACCAATTGACCAATAATTTTCTTTAACTTTAAAATTATAAGTTCTAAAACTTTCTGGATTATTATAGTAATAAATATCTCCATTATAACTTTTACATATATCTTCAAATTCTTCATTATCACTATAATCATCACCTATTACAAATAATTTAAAGTTTTTATAAGTTTGATTTTCTAACGATTTAAATGCTTTTTTTAAATAACCTTTACTTAATCCATTTTTACGTTTATATGTACACATTACAACAGCTAATTTTAATAATTTTGGATCATCCATAATAAGTATATTATATATTTTTTAAATTATTAAATTATTAAATTATTAGATTTATAAGAGTATATTTATTTAAAAATCTTATATATTTAAATAGAATTAGTTATATACTTTTATATGGAAATTATTTTAATAGGTGGTGGTGGTAACTGTAAAAAAATAATAGATATGATAATATCACAAAATATGAAAATAAAAGGAATTTTAGATGATAAATATAATAATATAGAAATTGATTTTTATAGGAATACAAAAATAATTGATAAAATATCTGAATTATCTAACTACAAAAAATATAATATAATTGTAACAATTGGTAGTATAGATTTTAGAAAAAACTTTTTTAATAAATATAATGATTATAATTTTCCAAATCTTATTCATCCAAATTCATATATATCTGAATCTTCCCAATTAGGAAAAGGTATTGTTATTCATTATGGAGTTTATGTTGGACCAGATACAATTATTGATGATTTTTGTCATTTGGATACTAATTGTATTGTTGAACATGATTGTAAATTAAAAAAAAATATTATGGTATGCCCAGGAGTTAACATATGTGGAGGAGTAGATATTAATGATGATGTTTTTATAGGTGCTGGAACAACTATTATAAATTCAACAAAAAATAATAAAATTATTTTACATGAGAAATGTTTTATAGGTGCAGGATCGTTAATTACAAACATTATTGAAAAAAATAAACTATATTATGGAACTCCGTTATTAAATAATATAATTAAAAATTAAAATATTCATATTAATTTTTGTAATTAATTATTAAAAATTAATATGAAACAATTGAAAAAGTCTGAAACAATATATTATATGTTTAATTTTAATTAGATATTCTGTGGTAAAAACATTTTTTAAATTATTGGAATAATCTATATAAGTTTTATTTTATTTTTTTTATAAATAATAAATTCGTTAATAAAATTTGGATGTTTATAATCAACATCATTAGTATTTATATTATGAATATTTTCTATGCTACCAATAACTTCATATATATCTTTGTTGAGATTCTTAACAATATAATCAACAGCAGGTCGAACTTCTGGAGAATATATATCATCGTAATAATCATCAAAACAAATAAAACCACCATAGTTTACAAAATCCATATAATTGTTCCAATCACGTATAACTGCGTCATATGAATGGTCACCATCTATAAATAAAATATCAACCTTAGTATTTTTATTTTTAAGTTCTTGTAATAATTCGGTATCTTGTGAAAATTTGGGATATACGCAAAAATTATAGTTATTTATGTTGTTACGTGTTAAGTTATTATTTAACACTTGAACTTGAGATAATTCTTCTTTATAATGGGATTTGTCTAGTACGCAAGGATCAATACATATGAGATTAGTTTTAAACTTATGTTGCATAATTAGTGAAGCAGAACTACCAATATAACTACCTATTTCAAGATAAGTTTTTTCTTTATTATCTAATAAAGACCTTAGGTCATATAATATATAGGTAGACTCATGAAATTTCCTACCAGAAATATTTTTATTTACGTCCCTCAAAATGTTAATAGAATTACTATTTTTGTGTAAACTAAGTAAATTATTTAACATATATAATAATAATAATAATAATATATTTAAATTAAAATTTTAATAATAACTATGTTATATCTAAATAAATATAACATAATTATATATAACTATATATATGATTCTAAGTAAAAGTAGTAGGAAGTATATACAATTTATTATGAAATATTATAATAATATTCACCCTTTAAACAAAAAAGATGAAGAACTTTTGGAAAAAATATACGATCAAATACATGCATCTGATAAATATTTAAAATTATTAAAGAAAAAAGATAAGAATATTGTTTATAAAAAGCAATATCTAAAAATAAATTATTTCGAACAAATTCCTAAGCCAACTACATTCAATCCTACAGCATTTCCACAAAATATGAGGACATACATCGACGAAACTATGGAACATTTGATTACCTATGATATTTCTCTCATGGATATGAATATTAAGATACATTTTGTAATTGAAAAAATGAATAATGATATGACATTATCGAAATATGATTCATATATAGACAAAATTATTCAATGGTTATATATAGTTAATAAGTACGCTAATAATAAATGTGTAAAAGATTTAACTATATATTTCTATCTAACCTCTTTGAAAAAACGATTACCTGTGACTTCTATTGATATTTTAGGTGAAAAACATATGAACACAGCATTTACTTATTCATGTCCAGTAAATATGAATGCTGAAATCATTATATATAGACAAGAGGAATGGTTTAAGGTTTTTATTCATGAGACCTTTCATACTTTTGGATTAGATTTTTCAGGAATTCGTCATTCTCTCGCAGATTGTAATAAAGAAATACTTTCCATATTTAAGGTTAAATCTGATGTAAATTTATATGAAGCCTATGCTGAGTTTTGGGCAAAAATATTTAATGCTGGTTTTTGCGCTTATCATAAAATTTAAAAAAAAGATGATATACATTCTTTTGTAACAAAATATCATATATTAATTACATGGGAAAAAGATTATACAACTTATCAAATGGTGAAGATATTAAATTTTTTAGGATTAACATATAAAAATTTATATTCTTCATCTAAATATGCAGGCGTGTTAAGAGATAATTTATATAAGGAAAATACAAATGTATTAGCGTATTACATAATAAATGCTGTATTATTAAATAATTATACATATTTTCTAGAGTGGTGTGATAAAAATAACATCCATTTTTTTCAATTCAAACAAACAACAGGTAACTTAAATAAATTATGCGATTTCATTAAAAAAAAATATAAGGACATCAATATGTTATCAAATGTTGAAAAAACAGAGAATATTCTGAATAATATTAAAAATACTAAAAAAAATGAAGATATATTAATGAATACAAGAATGACATTATGTGAATTATTATAAAAATTGAAATAATACCGAATAAAATATCAAACGTAATAAGTAAGAAAAATGGGGATCAGATATTTAAATAAATATTTTAAAAAAAAATGCTCTAAATCGATAAAAAATATTTCTTTATCAGATATGAAAAATAAGAAAATAGCAGTAGATATAAGTATTTATATGTATAAATATAGAGGTGATAATACGTTGATTGAAAGTTTCTATCTAATGATGGGATTATTTAAACAAAATAATATAATTCCTATTTTCATATTTGATGGAAAACCTCCCCCAGAAAAAAATGAAGTATTAAAAGAAAGAAGAAAATTAAGAATGATTTCAGAAAAAGAATATAATGAACTAAGTGAAAAATTAAAGAATGATATAAATAAGCTAACAGATGGCGAGAAGGGAGATATATTAAATGAATTAGATATGTTGAAGAAAAAAACAACATATATAACAAAAGAGAATATTAGAGATGTTAAATCATTAATTAGTGCATATGGATATTCGTATTATGAAGCTGATGGAGAAGCAGATGATCTTTGTGTTCAGTTAGTTTCTACAAATAAAGTATGGGCTTGTATGAGTGAAGATATGGACATGTTTATGTATGGATGTCCATATGTTCTGCGATATTTAAATCTAATGAAAAGTACAATAACTTTATATGATACATATGGAATATTGAATGAGATTGGTATTGAGATGGATGATTTTAAAGTTATATGTGCGTTATCAGGAACAGATTATAACTTTAAAAATGAAATTAATTTATACGATATATTACAATTATTTGAAAAATACAAACATTATAATATTGATAAATTAGACTTTTATAATTGGCTTAATTTGAACAATCCAAATGTATTACAAAGAGGAGATATCAAAAAGGTATTAGATATATTCTCACTAGATTATCTTTTAGTTAAAGAAGATATAAAAATAACTAATGGACCATTAATTCATAATGAAATGCGTCCTATTTTAGAAAAGGATGGATTTATATTTGCTTATTAAATAAGTATTTCAATTAGTAATGATATAAAATAAAAAACTTTTTATTGTTTTTTATTTTATTCTTTTTTGTTTTTTATTTTTTATTTTATTCTTTTTTGTTTATTTATATAATAAATGTTTTTTTTTAATTTATTTACTACATTTTTTATAATTGTTATCATTATTTATTGTTTATAATATTTATTGTTTATAATATTTAAACACCCTCTGGAAGTGGCTTACCACTCTTGGCAAAATGGTGAGTCATATACTTTTGAAGATTAAAGTAGGTAAGCTGGTCCTCCTTTGTAAGCTTAAGAAGTGAAGATAGTTGCTTATCAGGATGGATTTGACGACCATTAAGCTTATCTTGAAGATCGTTGGCACGAATATACTTGTTAATCTCCTTAGTAACATCGGTGCGTGCCATCTCAGTTCCATGAGGTTGCTTAATAAAATCAGCGAGCTCATTAGAGATCAAAGTGGGCTTAGTGAATCCACTAGGAGCACGATTACCAGCCTTACGCTTGTTACGACCACTCTTCTTCTGAAGAGTCTTCACCTCACGAGTCCATGCTTTCTCAAGAGCACGGAACTCAGTCTTCATAGAAGAGATCCAAGTGTTCAATTGTTGAAGCTTGGAAAGGAAGGCCATAGATTGCTCAGCAAGAGCGTTATCCTCGGTAGGAGGCTCAGGAGCAGCATCTGTCTCAGGAGCTGTCTCCTGAACAACAGGTGGTGCGGGTTCAGGAGCATCAGCCTTCTTGGTTGTCTTCTTGGCCTTAGTTTCGGTAGCCTTTGCCTTAGCAGGAGTCTTAGGAGTGGTAGTGGTAGTTGCCTTTGCCATCTATTATACTATAGTCTAGTAAATACCTTTTAAGTATATTTTTAACATAATATATATTTGTTAGGATATATCAAGCTAAATATTTAATATTAATAATTCATAGATTGAAATAACCAAGGTAACGCACATGCAGCTTCTGGATTTACTAAAGTTATTGATCCCAATACATAAAAAGAGCCTAATGCTTGACTATCTTGATCAATTCCGGTATTTACTATATTTTCTAAAATAGTTAATGTTTTTCTTCTAATAATATCTATATCATTTTCCACTAATAATTCATTTATATTTAGATTTCTAAAAGGATTTCCTATTGGGCAAATATTACGTCTAGTCTCATATGGTAATTGAGCTCTATACATCCAAATATCTTCTATTTCGCGTAATAATTTAATTAGTTGATGACAATTTAAATCTATAAACCAATCTGGGTTACTATAATTACCTAACAAATCAATATTATGAAATAAATTAGTAATTCTATCACATGTGCTAATATTATTTTTTACTAATATATTTTCATCAATGTCTAGAGTTATAGATTGTTTTAATACCTTGCTTAAATTTATAAGTTTATTTATATTTGATATAATTGTTCGTGAGAGAACAGAGCGATTATACGGATTCTGGGTTTTTAATCCACCTCTTATTAATAGATTATGAAGAGATACCATATCAAATCCATATATGAACCCATCTTCGTCTTTAAAACTGACAAATTGAGGATATTTTATATCGGTTAATTTATCTCCAGATAAAAAGTCAGTTTCATTTGTGCACAAAGAACGAGTACGTAATCCTTCACCATGTAATTTTAAATACTTTCGAAATAAACACCCTCTACAATATTTTTGTATTTTAATAATATATTGAGAGAGAGACATAAAAACGTAAATACGATTAAATAATTCTGTTTTATTACCGGTTACTTTTAATTTATAAGTTTTACTTATTTTTTTCAATTGTTGCAAATTATAATTATATCTTACTAAGAGAGAAATCTCATTTATATTAGGTATTATAAAATCATAATCTGATATTTTTGGAAGTTTGGAAGGTTTATCTATATCTCTTTCTACACTTTTTGCAAGTATTTTCATATATTTTGTAATTGAGTCTTTTGTTTTAGTTACATTATTACATATATTATTACATATAACATTATCTATAATTTCCATAATATTATTATATTATACATACATAATAATCTTTTAATTAATTTTATAAGGTAATAAATATATTATCATTTTTTTCCTTATCATATATGATTTAATTATTATTTAAGAATTAAATTAAAATTGATAGATAAAATTATGAAAAATATAAAAATATTATGTGTTACTTTTATACATAAATAATATAATATTGTGAGCAGATTGTGAGCATTATGCTGTAATACGTATTAATTAAAAAAAAATTGATTTAAAGGAACTTCTATATAGTATACTATCATATATAAGATGGCAGAGACTATTATTGACGGCACTACATTCAACACATCTGAAATCAAGTATTCTGCGCCTAAGGCGTTGGGAAATCTTGGTGGTAAGACAATTAATATTTTGAATCCTACTACAAATACAGGACTTCGTTTATCAACCCCTTTGATGTTAACATGGGGTGCTAGTGATTTTGAAGATAATAAGAAGTTTGAAATGCCTCTTCAATTCCCAACAGAAGAATATAAGACTGACGACGCAACTAGCTTTTTGGCAAATATGCAAGCTTTTGAGGAAAAGGTCAAGGCAGACGCACTTACTCATTCTAAGGAATGGTTTGGTAAGCTTCATAAGAATGCTGAGGTAGTTGAAGCACTATTCACTCCTATGTTGAAGTATCCTAAGGATAAGATTACTGGTGATCCTGACACTTCGAAGGCTCCTTTACTAAGAGTAAAGATTCAAATGTGGGATGGTAGTTGGAAGGTTCTTATTTGTGATGAAGATGGTGCGAAGTTGTTTCCTAATCCATCTGATTCTCAAGACACACCTATTAATTATCTCACTAAAGGAACACACTTGGCTACAATTATTCAGTGCGGGGGAATCTGGGTTATGAAGTCTGGTAAGTTTGGCGTTACTTGGAAGCTTGTTCAAGCAGTTGTTCAACGTCCCAAGGCTTCTCTATTGGACGAGTGTTTGATTAGTCTTAAGCCAAACGATAAGCAACGTTTGAAGACACTTTCGGCATCATCAACAAATGATAATGAGGATACTAATGTTGCTGATGTTGAAGATACTGATGAAGATGAGGAAGAGGAAGAGGAAGAATCTGAAGCAGAGCCAGAGCCAGAGCCAGAGCCAGAGCCTGAGCCTGAGCCAGAGCCTGAGCCTGAGCCTGAGCCTGAATCAGTCTTTACAAAGCCTAAGAAGAAGGTTGTTAGAAAGAAGGCAGTCTAATTTAAAGAACTCAAAAAATACGAAATAAAACGCAAAAAATACGAAATAAAAACGCAAAAA